AAGTAGGCTCATAAGCTGTACTAAGACTATAAGTCGTACCTGAACCTACAGCAATTGGAGATGGACTTGGTGTCGCTGTTGAAGCTGCTGATTCAGCAATTTGTTTTGCCTTACCTGCAGAAGTAAGCATAACTGGTTTTCTAATAGCTATAGCACCATCTGCGACTTTGTCTACAGTTCCGCCTGATGCTAGTCCTGTTAATGCTGAACCATCTACGGCAGGTAGCTTGGCAGAGCCATCTAATTGCACAGCATTATTTGCTGATGTACCTGCAGTTAATGTTGCGGCACTACCTAATCCTAAATTTGTTCTAGCTGTACTTGCACTTGCTAAATCTGATAAATTTGATGCTTTTGCAGCCGCATTATCGGCTTTCGTTCCTTGTGCGGCAGTAGCATAATCAGTAGAAGCTGTTGTAGCAGCAGTTCCTAATCCTAATGTTGTTCTTTGTGCTGAAGCGTCTGCGTCATCTAATAAGGCTTTACCTGCTGTGGTTAAATCATAAACACCTGCCGTTCCACTACCTGTAAATTGTATACCTTTATCAGCAGCAGATGTAAGTCCTGCAATAGCCGATAAATCAGCATCAAAGGCTTGCACATTTGAACCAATAGCTAATCCTAAATTTGTTCTTGATGTTCCAGCATTTGCAACATCTGATAAATTGTTAGCACCACTTAAAAATCCACTTGCCGTAAAAGCAGCTTGTGTCCATGCGTCACCTGATGTCCAAACAAATAATTGATCTGATGATGTATTAAAATATAACGCACCTGTAAGAAGTGCATCACCATCATTATCAACTGTTGGTGCTGAGCCTTTTGCGCCTAAAAATCTGTCGTCAAAAGCATCATAAGATGAAGCAGCAGATGTAGCACTTGCAGCCGAAGCTATGTTGGAATTTTCACTAGCAGTAGCAGAAGTTGCGGCAGAAGTTGCTGAAGTTGAAGCAGCAGAAGCTGATGTTGCGGCAGCCGTTGCTGAACCCAATATACCATCAACATATCCTTTTGTTGTTGCGTCACCTGTAGCTGTTGGTGTGTCTAAGCCTGTAACTTTATTGCTACCCATAGCAAGGTTGCCAGACAATGTACCACCACTTAAATTAAGTTTTAGTGCGTCTGCAGTATCAACATAAGTTTTTGTTGTAGCGTCATTGTTATTAGATGGTGCTTTTAATCCACTAACAGTATTAGAATTAGCGTCTATATCGCCTGTCATAGTACCACCTGCAAGCGGTAATTTAGCGGCTATTGAATTTGTAATTGTAGTTGAAAAACTAGCGTCATCACCTAATGCTGCGGCTAATTCATTTAATGTGTTTAATGCTGCAGGTGCGGAGTCAACTAATCCTGATACTTCGGTGTCAACATAGCCTTTTGTAGCTGCATCTGTAGAACCAGAGGGCGAGGCAAGTCCTGTAATTGTTTGAGATGTTGTACTATCCATATCAAGTGTGCCATTTATGGTCACATTGTTAAATTGAGAAGTACCACTTGTTGCTGTAACATTGCCATCTATTGCACCAACAAACTTAGTATTGGCAGTTATTGTTGTACCTGTAATTGCAGCTGGGGTTGTTCCACCTACGACACCATCTACTGTGCCAGTAACATTACCTGTAAGATTACCTGCAAAATTTGTATTAGCTGTAATAACTGTGCCTGTAATAGCTGCAGGAGTATTTGCACCTATAACGCCATCTATATTACCACCTGATATTGTTACACTACTGCCTAGCCCAACTGTTGAGCTTGCAGATAAAGTAGAGAAAGCTCCTGTGCTTGTACTAGAAGCACCAATAGGTGTTCCGTCTATTGTTCCACCATTAATGTCTGCTTTAGCTATAGTAACAGCTCCTGTGCCGTTAGGAGTAAGGTTTAGGTCACCATTAGTATCTAAAGTAATAATAGTGTTACCATCAAGGTGTAAATTGTCTACTTTAAGGGTAGATAATACTTCATTGCCTAAATTAAGATCGGCAAGTTGTGACATAAGTTCACGAATAGCATTATTAATGTTAGATGGTGCTGTGCCTTCAGCAACACTAATACTATTTAAGTCAGTATTATTTGCTGCGGTTGCATCAAACTGTGATATTTTCGTCTTTGCCATGTTTTCTCCTAGTTATCCGTAATTTGTTCAGTTATTGGAACTGTTACTGCTGGTCTAACAACAGTAGGTAATTCTTTACCAGATGGTAAAGTGCCAAATTTTTTATTTAAATCTTCAAAATATTTTGCCATTCTTTGACCTAATAATTTTTGATATACTTCTCCACTTTTACCACTTTTTGCAGCTAAATCAGCTAATTTTTTTGTTGCTGGTAAAGATAAAAATTTACTAATACCATACATTGCACCCATACCTAACATCATACCACCTATTCCAGCACCAGCAAAAGCTGATGCTCCAGTTGTTCCTATTAATGTCATTGGTGTTAAACCACCTATTGCTCTTAACATAGTTGACCTTTGCATAAATGTTGAAATAGACATAGCTGCATTTGGCATTACTTCTAAAGCATTTAAAAAACCTTCTAGTTTTTTTGGTGTTACATTAGGAAATCCTTCTAACAGCATTTTTGTAAATTTGTAATCGTTGCTTCCCTTACGATTAAGACCAAGCATTTCTTTTAATGCTTGTGGATTAAAATTAGCTTTTAAGATTCTTTGACCTGCTACATCTTCAACAAGCTCTTTCATCATAATTGTATCAAAATGATTTGCAGCTAATAAATTAAAACGCCAATTTACATCTTGTTTGCCAGTAGCCGTTTTTTTCTTTGTGCTTGACGATTTTAATAATTCTTTTAACTGTTTTAGTTTAGCAGGACTTTTACCTGAAAATGCAGCACTAAATAATCCTTCTAACTTTCCTGTTTCATCTAAAATACCTTTAGTTTGAAAATCTTTTGATGGACTACCTGTTACTCTTAAACCTTTAGCTCCTATTTTTTCAGAAACTAATTTAGGCATAATACCTTGTGCCGTTCCCATCATTTTTGCCCAATTTTCATGAGCCTGTTGCCTTAATCCAACTGCTTTATTCCAATCTTTAGCAGCCTGTCCTTGTAATTTTAATACATTACTACCATATTGTTTTGTTAAAATTCCTTTTTCAATAGATTGTATTAAAGATTGTGATAATTTTTCTGTCGCTGTTTTTGCACCACTTTGACCAACAGTTCCTTTATAAGCTGATTGGTAAAAATCTTTTAATCCAAAATTTATGTTTTCAAGTGTTTTATAATCAATTTTTTTAGATTTTAATTGTGGTAAAACATCATCAGCTAAATATTTAATAAATGCTTTATCTACATTTGCACCTTTTAAATCTTTTCCTTTTAATATTCCTTGTACTACTTTAGATAATTCTGCTGTACTAATTGCATTATTTTTAAAAAGAGTGCTAAAACCTGTTTCTGATTTTTTATATAATGATCTAGCCCTTGCACTCATATTTTTAAATTTTCTTGCACCAACTTTAGCTATCATTTCACTAGCTTCTAATTCAGTTATTTTTTTAGCAGGACTAAAAGCTGTTTCTGTATAATGCAACATTGATTTTCGCATTGCCTCAATTTGTGCTTGAATAGGTTTACCTATTAATGGCATACGACCTAGTGCGTTAAAAGCACCTGCTACAAATCCTCCACCTGTCATACCTATAGGAAGCTGAAAACCCTCTGGTTTAAGATTATATTTTTTATAATACTCTTTTAAGGATAAACTTTCTTTTTTTGCTTGTCTTGCAATGCTATCTTTCATACCTTTTTGTATAAATATTGTAGCACTTTGTTCATCAGGAGCTAAAGTACCTGCCAAACGACCTGCTAATGTAGAATCTAATCCAGCTTTTTCTAATTCTACTTTTGACGTTGCAACAACTTTTTCTGCACCTTTTTTTGCAGCTTCTATACCTGCTTTTGTAGGTTCTTTAAATGCTTTATATGCTGTACTAATAACGCTACCAGCACCTTTTGTTGCTAAATTAACGCCACCCATAATGGCTGTGTTAAGTACAGAATCATAGGCTTGGTCAATATTTGATTTTGATGGTAAGTCAGGATTTAATACATCACCAGCTTTTGTTATAGCATAATTTGCTGCACCATAACCAAGTGTTGATGTAATTAATGGTGCTGGAGTAAAACTACTAGCTACTGAAGCTCCTATCTCTAATGGCAACCTAACTAAAGGTGAAACTTTTTCAGGAAAATAATCTTGAGGAACAACGCCTAATGATTTAGCTTTGTCTAAAATTTTTGTGTTTGCTTCTAATTTTGTGACACGACCTTTATCTGCCATTAGATTAGCGGCTTGTTTAAATTGATTAAGTTCTTCTCTAATTTGTTTTTCTGACATATTTCTTACTCAAATGTTGTATCTAAATCACTAAAAAATATTTCTTCTGCTTGTTCTTCTGTCATTCCAATACGACCAGAAGTGTCTATTGGGTTTTCAAATAAATCATCTCTTTCACCATAAAAAGTATCGCTACCTCGTCTTTCTTGATTTAGACTATCAATTCTAATATCAGAAATTCTTACAGCCCTTCTTAATTTGTCTATTTTAGAATTTGCTTTACGCATTACTGTTTTATCATCTCTTGTGTTGGGGTCTTGCGTTAATGCTATTGCATCTTTTAATTGTGCAGTTAATGCTCCTCTTAAACCTTGATATTTTGCTAATGCTTCACCTTCTGATGAATAACTTGATACTGTACCATCAGCTTTAAATTCAGCAGGAAATTGATTGTTTACTGCTTTTTTATCAAAAACTGTTACACGACCACCAACATCATCAACTAATATACTTCTAACTAAATTAAAATAATCTACACTAGCTGCTCTTGATTCTTCAGTTTTTTTAAATAAATTTCTTGATGTAAATGGTACACTTACACTACCTGCTATTAAAGCTGCTGTATTTTCAAGACCATGTGTCATTTCTGAATTACCATGCGCTCTTTCTTCATACTCGCTTAAAATTATAGGTTTTTTACTTTCATTTAATTGTGTCATTAAATTTTCACTTGAAACATTTGTATCAATATTAGCGTATGTATTTGATGAAGTTAATTGATTTTCTATTACAAATTTATTTTGTTGTTCAACAGCTTGTAAAAATTGCTCAGTTGGTAGTTTTGCAAATTGTGCATATTGTGGGTCTTGCCTAAGATTAGCTAAATCTTCAGATTGCTGTCTAGTTTGTTGAACTTCCATCAATTTACCATAAGGATCGCCTTGTATTTGTCCTCCTATAGGTCTTAATGCACCAGCTTTAGTAAATTCATTTGCAACTGCAAGAATAGGAAGTGCTTTTTCAGAATTATCCGCTAATGTATTAAATAAACCTTTTGCTCTTTGACCTAATGTTGGTTTGTAAACTTGTTTCATTGCAGTTTGTAATTGTGGATTATTAAGCATTTGTTTTTGTAAATCTGAGGCTTTTGGAATTACAGGTTTAGTGTTTAATAAACCTTGAGTTTGTTGATTTAATTGCAAATTAGCATCAGGTGCTGGTGGTAAATTTAAAAGACCACCTGCGGTTGGTGGAGCGACTGGATTTGTTGTTGCGTTTTGTATAGCATTTAAACTTGCTAATTCATTAGAGGCATTTAATCTTGCTTCTGGAGATATTATTCTATTAGGAGATAATGCTTTTTGAACTGTTTTTAATTGTGCTTGTTTCTGTATACGCAATACTTCAGCAACGTCTTGTGGGTTATCTAAATCATAACGCTTACCATAAATTGTTTTTATATTAGCCATTATTAACCCCCCATTCCTAAGAAACTACCAATACCTAATATACTACCAACAGTACCAAGTGTTTGATTTAAAGGATTGCTTACCATTGGTGTAGTTTGAGAATTATATCCACCTGCTGCATTTGAAACTTGACCTAAGAATTGGTTTAGATTTTGTGTAGGTGCAGATTGTAAGAAATTATATCTGTCCATATTAGACATAATTTGTTTTTGAGCTTGGTCTTGACGCATTGCACCTACGCTTGCAAGATTTGCGTAATCAGCATAATCAGATTGTGCAAGATTTGGAGCTGCACCAATCATAGCATTTTGTCTGCTTCTTTCATTTTCATAATTTTGCGCATAAGGGGTTGCTAGTGAACGAGCTAACACATCTTGATTAGCACCAGAACCTAGACGACCTGCACGACTAAATGTACTTTGAACATTTTGCGTAATTGGGTCAATAACTCCTTGTTGAAAATAAGGATTGTTTCCTGACAAAAAATTACCTTGTAGTGTATTAAGTGCTTGGTTTTGTCCTTCTCTTTGTAAAGGAGAACCAGATAAAGCACGATTACCTTGTAAAGTCATAGCCATTTGTTGTTCTGGGCTAAATCCTGCTAAAGTTTGTTCTGGATAATAATTTAAACCACCACCTGTGGAATACAATCTTTGTGCCTCATTCGCTCCATATGCTAAATAGGGTGCAGCATATGCAGGCGGATTTACAGTAGAAGTTGTATTTGTAATCTGATCTTGTCCTAAACTCATTCTATATTCCTCATTGATATTGTACCTACTTCTTTATAATCTTCAAATTTTGACCACCCTCTGCGACCAACTATTTGTGAATTTTTACAACCAATAGACTTTGCCCATTCGCAAATAGGTTGTTCCATTTCTTTTAATTCTTCTAAATTTCCACCTGCTAACCAAAATCGTATAGATTTAAAGTTAGGGTATGTTACTATCTCAGTAACGCAAGCACTCTTTTGACCAGTCCATAATTGAGCATCACCTCTTGCTATTGCATAGAATACATCTTTTTCGCTATGAGAATCAATACCTCTTTTTAATGCGTCTAAAATATATTTGCGTGACTTTAACCACGACTCTTTATCCAATGATGACATATCCAAAAGCTCTTGTTGTTCCTGAACTGTTATGTGTAATAGTAAAAGAACCATTACTTCTAGCAGATACATATAAAGCACTAAGCTCGGCAGATGAATTAGATGATAAGGGCATAAATAATATTATACTATTACCACTAACACGAGCATCAGCAACTACTGTAGTGCTTGATGAGGTTGTTAAAGTAACAGAACCAGTAGAATTTAAACCACCATCTATTGTACGATTTACAACTTCTGCCACAAGTCTTGGATCGCCACCTTGATAGGGTAATTTTCTAAACTGATTATCAGCCATTTACCTTCTTCCTGTTGTTTTTGCCTCTACTTCTATTCCGCTTATATATTTCCATGTACCACTAACATTTAATCTTATCTTATGATACCTACCTTGATTTGACCTTATATTACAATAACCATCTGCATTTAAAGATGATGCTGTTCCAAAACTATCGCTATCAACTTGTCTTGAGCGACTTGATATTTGAGCTGTAACATTAGGCGTTGTTCCACCTACAATTTCTAAGTATGGAATGACATTTGTAATAACACTAGAATTACCTTGTCCTGTATCTAAATCTGACGTTTCAATTAAAGCTGTTTTGTTGTCTCCAGAAAACGTATGTATTTTATTATCTTTTGCACCGCCAAATATAAATTGACCACCAATATAAATAGAAGAATCTAATGATGCAGGTAGAGCATCTAAATTAGAGCTAATAAAATCTAGTTCTTCAAGTGTATAGTTTATTGTCATAAATGAACTTATCATTTGACAATCTAATTCTGCGTATGACCATTGGTCTATGGCATAGTTATAAATTAACAATCTATCAGGCGTATCATCATTAGATGAACCTGATGTGTAAGACCAAACAACTATTTGTTCTGTAGGGTCTACTGCTGTTGACATTCTACCTTTGTTTCTAATGGTGAAATCATCAAAGAAAAATCTATTAACTTTTTCTGCGCCTATTGGTGTAGATGTTTGTCCATCAAATTTGTAAAACCCATCATCTGATAAATAAAATACAGTTGATCCAACATTAGCTATTGAGTTAGGATAGTTACAACCAAATCCTGTTTGCACTTTGTCAAATTGAAATATAAGTGGTGTTCCAACGTAAGAGCCACGCACAATGCCTTTTTCGCATAGTATTGTTGCATATTCGCCACCCACTACACCAGTTACATCACCCATATCAAATATATCCTGTATATCGGATTGATTTGTTCCTATAGTCCAACCTGTATGTGATGCAAGGGCTGACCAGTACAATCTATTAGGGTATGTAGTTCCGCCATATTTAACATTGCCTGTAAATACAAAATCACGCACAACTGCCATATGTTTAGCCGCAGGTGCGCCTGAAATATCAGCAAACAAACTACTTGTACCATTTTGATACACTTGTAATATATTGTTATTACCAGATGAAGCTATAATAAATTTAGAATAATCAATAAACTTCCAAACATCATCATCATCTAAAGATGTGTAATTTCCTGACTTAGATATGTTTGTTAAATTATTACTTGTTTTTGTAAACTCGTATAATTTATTAACATCACTTGCAAATATTTTTGGATTACCACTACTATCTTTGGCAGCAAATATTTCTCTAATACGAGCATCAGCAGCATTACTAAATTGCGATAAATCTTGTAAACCTCTGTAGCCTTGTAGGGCAGGTATTACATTTTTAGCTATAGTAACACCACCTGTAGTATCAGGTTGGTCTGGTAGCCATTTACCAAACTTTAAATTCATTTAATTTCCCCATAAGGACTTCTTAATTCTAAACCAACACCATAAGAACCTTTTTCATCATCAATTTTTATTTGCTGTAATATTGATTGAATAAGCTGTTCATATTGTGCTGCTCTTTGCTCGTCAAGTAGATAAATATAAGCATTAAACAAACTTGCGTATAAATATAAATCTGGGTAACGAGTTAAAATAGTATTTGTTGTATTATCATCAGATAGAGCAGATACGCTTTTTTTGTATGTTAGTTCTAATGTATATGTTGAATCTGGTATTGGTGCTAAAAACAATTCTTCTCCAATAACAGAATATGCTCTTGGCAATCCTGTTGCTGTTGTTGGAAATTCTTTTTTAAGTTGTATTGGTGTTAGAAAACGTAATGTTACTCTTGGGTTATTCATAACCTTTACATTACGAATAGTTCTTAAATCGGTTGGCAAGGTAACATAAGCATTGTCGGCTGTGGTAGTTAATGATGAGCGTGTATCTTGTGAGCGTGTCTCTAATTCACGAGACAATCTTGATTCCGCTAAATCAATAAAGTTATCTATTTGATCTGTTAAATCATCTCTTGCTAAAAAATTAGCTATTGATGTTTTAAGTTCTGAATAAGTAGATATTGCCATTATATGTTTCCACCGCCTGTTCTAAAAAGTTTATTGTCTGGGTCGTTGAGCCATCTTGCCCATGCTTTTTTATTATGCTTTGGGTCGCCTAATTTTTCAACTAAATCAAAATAAAGATTAGAAGGTAGCTCGGCAACGTGTTGTTGATGTTTCTGTGTATTACCAATTAAACTTTTTGGCTTGTAATCTATGCTTTTATCTTTAGCTAATCTTAAAATATTATCTGTTTTTTGTTCTACAGTAACATGATGTTGTCCATCATCTCCGCCATGAAAGTAAGTAGTCTTTTTTTGTATAGGGTCGTAATTTAATACTTTCTTATTTGCCATTTTTCTTCCTTGTAAAAAGGGAGTAGGTTTCCCTACTCCCTATAAACACTATATTAAGATGTGCTTAAATCTGTGACCATAGCATGAGCTTTAGGTGCTTTAACAATATAAGTCCACTCGGACACAATGCTAAATTTAGTTGCATCACCAGTAGGTGCTATATCTGAGACTGAGAACAATCTGTTTGGTAGATGTCCAACTGCATAATAGTCAGAATCCATTAGGAAGATTGTGTCATTTGGCATTTGTCTGTCAATAGTAACAGATAGTTGACCAAAGTCAGTTAGATACAAACTAACACTACCAATAATTGCAGCTTCTTTTGGAGCTGTCATTGTTAGTTGGTTAGTTGCAACTGAACCTGATGATAAATCAGAAAAAGCTACTTTATTAGCTGGTGAAACAACTAGAATATCTGGTTGTCCGCCATCTGTGTATGCTTGTTTCATTGCATCATCAATTTTAGCAAGAGATAGAGCTGCATTAGTACCTGCTTTGTCAGATACGTCAGAACCATCACCAGCAGGTGTTGTAGAAGCTGATATAAGATTTACGTTAGTCATATATGAGCTAATCTTACCTGCTTTTCTTGGGTCTGATGAAGAACGAGCTTCATTTTTAACGAGAGCTTTTTCAATATCTCTACGTTGCTCAAGTCCTTTAAGAACTTTAACATAAGCTGTTTCTTTATCTCTACCTGCTTTATCAACTGAATCTAAAGTACCAGAAACTGATGCTGCTTGTACTGAGATTTGATGATAATTGCCAAGTCTTGTTGTTACAGTCGGATTCACATAAGAATAGTCTGCACCTTCTGCAGCATAATTAGTATCTGATGCTGCTGTTAGTTCTTGTACTTGCCATTCGTGGAATACGCCTTTTGTTACTTCTTTTTTCGCATTAGAAAAAATTGGTGTTTCTGCTGGATCGATACGAGTAATTACGTCTGATAAGTCCTCTCTCTCACCTATAGCATTTGCGGTTTTATATGTCGCCATAGTTTAGTCTCCTTGTTAGGTATTTTTGGTTAAAAGATAGTCCACAGCCGAATCCATAGATTGAACTGTAGAAAGTTTATTTAAGGCTTTGTCAACCTTTTGTTTTCTAAGGTCATTACTTGTAGTTGGTTTGCCACCCTTTGTCATCTTTGGCGCACGTCTGACTTTCTTTTGAACAAAAGGCTTCTCATTCTGAAGTTGGTCAAATAAATACGCTTTACGCATAGTAACAATAGCTCTGTGGTCTGATGCTTGGTTTAATTCTTGTTCAGAAAAACCTGCTCTCTTTGCCCACGTTACCATACTAGCTTTTTCAACTTCAGCTTTCTTAGCATCTTTCCATTCAGGAATTGCTTGTACTAACTTTTGTTGCTCTTGAGCCAAGTGTTTTTGAAACTCCACTTGTTGTTCTTGAGCTTGTTGTTGAGCTAACTGCTGTTGAGCAGTAGTAACTTTTGTTAATTGTTCCTTTTTATCACGCCAATCGTCTTTTTGTTTTACATATTCTAGTGGGTCATCTTGATAAAGATTATCCCAATATTCTTTTGTAGGTTCATTAGATGATTGTGATGACAGTTGTTGGTTCAACTGTTGTAAACCTTGTTGTAGAGCTTGACGCTCCTGTAAAAGTTCTGATTGCATTTGTTCAATTTCTTTACGTTGACCAGCTACTTCAGTTGTCTTTTTAGTATAATCAGATTGTCTTGAATATCCTGCGGCTAATTCGTCAAGGGTAACATCTTTATCTTCACCATTAATTTTTACAGTAAAGTATTCTTGTTCCTCGTATTTTTCAGCTTCATCTTCAGATATTATTTCTTCATCTAATTCTTCCGATACATTTTCCTCAACAGCTTCGAGTGCCTCATTAGGTTCTTCACTTGTTAGTTCTTCTGTATCTGTAGTAGAAACTTCAATTTCTTCAATTTCTGTTTCTGGTTGATTTACCTCTTGGTTCGGTTCTGGATTATCTTCTGATTCCGTTCTGTTAAGAAGTAGGCTTGCGGCTTCCGCCATGTTGATAGGTTCGTTCCCAGTAGGGTTGTCGGCTGTCATTGTTTTCTCCTGTTAGACTGCTTTCGCTTGGTCTTAGTTTGTTAATCGGTCATTGGCTAATTTGCCAGTTATGACCACACTTTCTATATGTTGTTTTACTGTGTGTAAGTTCTGCAACATCATAAAAACTTTTTCACGAGCTTCTAATTGATCTACAGAAGAATTTGACCATGCTTCATGGTATTGCTTCTCAAGAAAATCAAAAGTCTCGATAAGAATTTCGTTTCGTAATAGGGCTTCAGCTTTAGAACCCCTATCTATGTCTTGTCTTGTTTTTCCTTCATCTTCCATTTTATTTCCTTTTAGGTTATAGCTTGTTTAACTGTATGAATTTCTGGTTGATTTTTTTGAGTTGGCAACAATTCATTAATTTGGTCTAAAGTATATCCTTTTTCTAACAAAGAATTTAACTCAACTGATGTTAAATGTTGATCTTCACTTGTAGCAACAACAGCTCTATTTCCTAATAAACCCATTGTGTCAGGTGCGCCAGATTGTGCAAAATTTAACATAAAATCAGCACCTTCATTGGTATAACCTTCTGTTAATAAAGAACTTTTATAAGCATCAGCTGATTGTGCAACTTTAGTAATATTAGATAAATCTATTGTATCTTCACCATTTGCTATTGCTTTTAACGATAATAAAGTTGTGCCTTTAACTAAATCACTTGCTAACATATTAGCATCAAAACCATTTTCACCTGTGTAATAAAATCTTTTTACATCATCAGTTGAGTTAATAATATCTCCAGTTTCTGCATTATAATTTAATCTATTATCTGCAGTTTGTTCTGTTTCTTGATTGCCATAAGTTACACTTAATGGGTCACGATTACCTGTTTGCACTAAAACATCACCTTCTGTTTTTAAACCAAATCCAGTTGCAATAGTATTAATAGCAGTACCCATACCTTGTGATATCGCTGATGCTTTATCAACATTGCCTTGTTTAAATTTATCGCCACCCATGCCAAAATCTTCACTTGATGAGGTTGCTAAATCAAAACCACTAAAACCTGTTTTATTAGATGGGTCAGGTTCTAAACCTTGTGCAAACAATAATGCCATAGCAATAGGTGCTGTCATTGGATTAGTTGCAAGACCTTGTATTCCAGCAGCTCCAGCACCAGCAGCAGCTCCAGTAGCTCCAGCAGCAGCAGCAGAGCCATATGCAGCACCGCCGAAAATACCTGATGCACCAAGACCAACTGCTGTACCAAAAAGATTTGTTGGTGTTGCTTCTTCAAGCGCATCATTTAAACTTAATAAACCACCACCTAAAGATAATAATTCACCACCTGTAAATTGTGTTGCATCATTTAATCCTGAACCTGCAGCACCTAAACCTTTATTAAGAGGATTACTCATAAAGTCTGTAAAACCATCTTTAACTGTATCAAACATACCTCTTGGGTCATCAACTTGAACCATTAATTTACTAACTGGGTCATATTCTGCAAAAGTATATCCTAAAGTATCATCATAAACTTCGTAAAAAGTTCGCCCATCTTTAGTAAAAGTTTCAAAAGCAGTTGCACCTGTAGGTGTTGTTCCTACTGATTGCAAATTAAATTCACTTCCTGTATCACTTAAATTTATTTGTCCATCAATAGAGCCATCAAGATTTAATCCTCCAACCTCACCCGTTGTTTTAAATGATGAGCCAGCAACACCTGATGGAGCGGTTTTTGTTCCGCTTAAAATTGTTTCTGCATTATTTATTAAATTACTTGCTGCAACAGAACTACCTGCAATAGAACTTAAACCACTTAAAAGAGTTGTACCAAAAGCTGCATTTGTTGTTTCTATTGTGTTAGTTAAATTAGTTGCGTCATCTGTTGTAATTTTATTTGTATCAACTAATGTTTTTATAATGTTTGTAGCATTATCTTTTGTAATATAACCTGATGTTTCTTCTGTTTCATTTCCTGTTCCGCCATCAATAACATCATTACCAGCACCGCCAGTAATTGTACTTGTTAAAATATTATTTCCTGATGAAATTTCTGTTGTTTCAGTACCTGTGCCACCATCTATTGTATCATCACCACCTGCTCCATTTATTGTACCTATTGTTGTGCCGCCACCTGTATTTGAGTTAATTTCTATTGTGTTAGTACCTGTACCTCCAGTAAGGGTATCATCACCTGAACCTCCTGTAATAATTGTTCCAGTATCAATACCTCCGTCATTAGAACCGCTACCATTTGTACCGCTACCGCCATCATCACCATCACCGCCTAATAATTTACTAGCTAATAAACCACCGCCAATTACAGTAGCTAATGTGTCATCACCACCAGTTGTACCACCTGCTTGAGTAGCAAAGGAGTTCCAATAGTCAGCATCATAAGGTAATGGTTTATATACCTCCATATTAAATGTATCAGGATTAACCGCAAAACTTCTTTGAAAATCATTTTCAAGAGTTGGGTATTGGTTAAGCATATTTGTTACAAGTTGCGGTCTTTGTTGCATAACATCTAAATTTGACAATGTGTCTAATGTAGGTGTGTTTTGCAATAAACCTTGTTGTGGCACAAAATAATTAGGATAGTTTTGCACAGGTTGAAAATCATTCATAAACCCTGAATAATCAACTTGCTGTGTTGTTGGTTGAGCAGCTTGCAAACCTTTTAATATATTTAATGTTTCCTGATCGTATGCCATTACTCGACTCTCGGTAAATTAGTAGATGGGTTAGCACCTAATTGCTGTTCAAATCCTCTTAACTGTGCCTCATAACGTAGTTCTTCTTGACGTATTTGCATCTTCATTTGTAGTTCTTCACGTTTTAATTCTAACTCAGCAGCTTGTTTAGCCTTTTGCAACTCTAATTCAGCTTGGAATTTTTGTTGTTCAAATTGCATTTTCATCTCAGCTTCACTAGGAGGCGGAGGTTGCTGTGGTTTTGGAGGTGTATCTTCTGGATTTTTAAAGAATCTTGTTGCATCTTTAAATCCTGCCATACTTGCAAGCTCGGCAAGAGTATTTCTATATTGTTGCATATCTACTAATGGGTTCTCAGCACCCATTTGAAGCAGTATCTGTTCTTGTTTTTGTGCCATTTGTGCAAGGAACGCCATTTTTTCGTTAGTTTGACCAGAACCTAACCCTACATTAACTGTTAAATCATACTCATGCTTCCAGTTAGAAGGGTCTATTGGCACAAACTTGTTGTTAAGACGTATCATTTGTTCTTTCTTGCCATGATGTAGGCATAATGTAAGCACAAGTCTAAACATTTGTTTAACACCTGTTTCTGCAAACACTCTTGCAATCATTTCAATCTTACCTTGAGCAGCACTCATTTGTGCAGCAACAGCAGTAGCCGTTGTTGACTGTAGTGCATCTGCATCAAGACCCATAGACGCTTTAGATAAACCAGTACGCTGTTCTTTTATCTCGTCTAAATATTGAAGCAGGCTAAATGCGTTTTGCCCAACCAAAGGAGGCTGAAGCACCTGAACTGAGTTAGGTTGCCTCATACGAATTATACCGCCTGCTTTTGAGTTTAATAAATCATCAAGATTAACTTGTCCTTCTACGGCAGCTATACGAGCATTATTTGTAAGATATATATTATCTAACAACTGACGCATAACTGTTGATTTAATCAACTGCAAGTCCATAATAAGTTCTGCAATACTTCTGCCAACTAATCTGTGTGGCATTAATATTGGTGATAAACAGGCAAAAGGAACATGGTCAAAAGTTTCGTTTTCTACTACTTCATAAGCACTACCTAGTGTTACAACTCTGCGTAACTCAGCAATACCATCTCCGTCATAATCTGATTTAATATAAGATTCAACAACTAACACATCACGCATTGACATATCTCTTGAATCTGTTGTGCTACTATTTTCAATATCTTCAAAACGATTTGTAGTTTCGGAATTAGAATCTAACTCTGTATGTCCTGCATATTTTTCTACTGTTTCTCGGTCATAACCCATTTGTATAAGGTCACTTACTTTCATAGTTGTGCGGTGGGCTACAAAATCGGCATCTTCAATAGACGAGGCACGTTTTGATACTAAAAATTCTTCTGGCGGAATGTTGTCAATTTTTATCATACCACCATAAGACATACGTTTTACAACAACGTCATGGGAAACAGAGTAATCCGAAACAGGCATACCCATTTCATCAACACTTTCCTCACCATATTCTTCTGTGTTTTGTGATACTATCTCAACATTAGGGTCTTGTAGTAATAATGTTAGCTCATCATCTGATAGCCCAGTATATTCTTCCTCTTGGGCTTCTTCTGTCTCATCATAATACACTTTAACAACGCCAATTTTTTGCAATAATGCGTCTTTAAAGAAGTTATGCAGAACAACAAATCCGTTGTTTTGACAGTTAAGAACATAATTTGCATAAGATGTTGCTTGTTTTGCACCTTCTACATCTTCAGGTTGACGAGGCATAAACCTTACAAATTCGTCTGTCTGAGTAAAAGTACGCATAAGGCTTGGCATGATGAATTCAATAGTGTCGGCAACTTCTGTTGTAACAACTTTAGAGCGACCTTCTTGTTCGTTTCCAAACTCCTCGCCCATATAGTAATTCATAGCTGTTATGCGATCTTCACCATATTCTGAGTTATAATACCCTGATGCGCTTTCAATTTCATTACGCACTAAAGCATTAAATTCTAACTTATCCATTACTTAACCTTTTTTGGTTGTTGGCTTTTTTTCAGTTTTTTCAGTTTTCTTAGGAGCAGGCTTTTTAACTTCCCTTTCCATAGCTAATATTTGACTTCTTTGCATAATTCTAACTCACTATAATGATGAATAAAAGTAATCCGATAATACCACCTAATGCAGCATCAACGTAATCCCATGAATGGTCTTTAACGTAATTAAAAATATTTTTTAGTTGTTCCATAATTTTCTCCTAGTTTATGTCTATATTATCTGGTGCAATATTAACTGTCATTAGTTTATCAAGAAATTCGTCAGCGTTACCGCCATCTTTAAAAAAACTAAAAGCTGCTGCAGCAAGAGTAATATTACAAATGTCTTGCCAAGCTATACCTGCTTTGTGCATAGATTCTTACTCAGCAACTAAATTTACAAAAAGGGCGTGGTTCACAGGATTATCAGCAGCAAATTCTTGCTCTGGTTCAAACATAATGTCTAAATCGTCTAAGTAACCCATGAATCGTCCTTGTATTGTATTGGTTTGTTCCAATGGTGTTGGCTTCCCCTAATAGAAGCTGTAAAAGCTTGTTGAGCAAATGTTAAACAAAAAGCATCTGCTAGGTCACAACTGCGACCACCTAATCTTTTTTTAAACTCGTCTTTAGCTTCGACTTTAATTTTACCATTAGACGTAAATTTAAAACGAGGTGCTATTAATTCTTCAATAAGTTTGTCGTCTGGCATAATGCTAACGTCACGACCCTCAAACCATTCTCTTGCCCTAAACCACAACTCATCACGCAATCGCATATATTTGCTTTTAAGAGCTGGACTTTCAGAAACCTGAATGGGTCTGGCAGGTAGTTCTAATTCGGATAGCCTTGACGCTACTCCAGAACCGATACCTATACTATCTACCATAATATCTGTTGGTTTATCTTTGTAATTGCAAGATTCATATTCGTTCATAACAATACCTACTGTTTCCATTAGGTCTTTGCCTTGCCACGTTTTAACATCTTCTATTAATGTATTGCCACGTCTTTTACACAATGCCGTTCTGTCAGAACCAAAATTAGCAACGTCTAAACCCCAAATAACAGGTTCATAGGGGTCAACTGTAATATCTCTGCCTATAGAACTTTCTACCATATAGAGTGGTATAACTGTGTCATCTTCTGCTTTTGGAAACTCGCCTAATACACGCACACGAAAAACATTAGAATCTTCTCCGTATTTTATAGACATATCTTCAATAAATTCTTCTGATACTTGTGATGAGTCAGAACAGCCTACAGTCATCTTAGTCCATCTATCTCTCATACTATTAAAAGCATTAAAGAAATATCCTGATGTACGAGTGGGGTTGCCAGTCATAACAACTTTAGCACCTGACGTTGAAAGCGATCCTTCGCCTACTTCAAATATCTTATCATCTACTCCTGATGCCTCATCAATAATAAACAAGAGGTTTTCAGAATGGAAACCTTGTAGAGCTTCAGGGTTTTCTCTACGAGACACACGAGCCACAGCATACGAATCTGTCGAACCTGCGATATTAATTTTATCAGACTTCATATCCATTTGTGAATAGAAGGATTCTGGCAAGCGTCTAGCCCATTTCTGTGCTTCAGCCCATAGAACATCTGATAATTGGTGGGCAGTATTGGCGGTACAGACAACCTTGCAAGGGTGTCGTGTAAATATCCACCATAGTATTAGCCAAGATAAAACTGCTGTCTTTCCTACGCCATGCCCCGACTTGACAGCACATCTTGGATTTTGCATGACGTTTTGTAAGAATTCTTTTTGCCATTTTTCAGGTTTTACTTGCAACATTGTTTCGACAAACATAACTGGGTCTAATGCCAGTTCAGCTAGTATATCCGATAATTGTTCTTTGCTCATATAACACCTTGTGAAAAAGGGTAGGTAAAATGGAAATAAAACCTACCCTTCCCTTTCGGTAATGAAATAATCTCGCTGACGTTCGTTTTTGTTTTGGGGAGAGTTATCTAAGAACAACACAATTATTTCATATGCTTGCATTGTTCGTGATTTCTCAGGACTTGTCAATATATAGAAAAAAATTTTTTAGCAGCACCATATATGGAATTTTTTTAAGAGAGGGGGGTATACATATATACAGGTATAGGGCGTGGCACAAATTAAAGGGGGGGGTCAATCGCTCTTTATATCTATAATATTATTATCTATTATAACGGCGTCAGCTTGCTTTATAGAGGGGGTTTTATAATCTTTAATTCTATTAGCTACGTCAGTTAATGCGCCTGTAAACGTATCAGAAGCCGTTAATTTTAAGGTATCGTTTTTCGGAAAGAGAAAAGCAAGTTTATTAATATTCAATATATCTTCCTCCAATGCTTTTATTATCATATCTTCAAGATTGTTTTTTTTACGTTCAGATAATACCTCAAGCGATCTTGATAAACTACGCTTCAATATTTCTTCAGCCTTTTTTTTAAATGGACTGACGCTATTCTTTGATCCGATTGGACGCCCCCGCTTTCTTTTAACTGCCGCATTTTCAAAATTGCCGTTGCCGTTGTCTGCTTCTGCCATCTTTTCACCTTTTAAATATTCATAACTCGTTGATATAATTAATAGTACATTTATTTATTTTATCAATATATTTATTTTATTGCATAAAAAAAGAGGGTTAAAAACCCCCTTTAATTAATCTTATATATTTAATGCCTCCAATCATCTTTACAAGAATTAAAGCCCTCAATAAAACCCAATAAAGTTTTTAGATCATTAAATCTTTTAAAATCAGAAACTCCACCAGATTTTAAAAGAATATTTATTTCATGACAATAATGAGATTTACCAATTCTTACTTCCTTAATATCATCATAAGAATATTGTCTAATCCCGTTTTGTTCTATCCAGTCAATAAATTCTGCAATTTGGGAAGCATAATAATATTTATTACCTCCTTGTAATCTTAATCCATGAGTTTGATTAAGATTTTTACGGAAACTTAATTCATGCCTTTCATCTATTTCTTGTTCGTTTAATAGTCGCCCTCGCTTTTTTTTAAGAGAAATGGGTGTAATATTTTCTCTTCTTCTGTCATTAAGTTCATTTAATCTGTCATTTTGTTTTTGTGTAAATTCCATTTTATTTCTCCGAGTTAACTAATATATATATGACATTATATGATAATATATTAATAGTCAATGGCAGCAGCTAAAATAATTTATTTTTTTTTATTCTTTATTTACTTGCAATTATGTTTTGTTTCATTTAATGATATAAATATAACTAACAAAATGGAGATTATTAAATGAAAGCAATAGCACCTACTGAAGAAATAACAATAAAACATTATGACAATGAATCGCATGGATATGGTAAAATCAGCAAATACGATTTAAAAGGTTTTAATATAC